ACATTCTCAACATCTGCTCTATCAACTGGTGGTGCAGTAACTTGGGGTGGCGGTGGAGTTGGTGTAACTGACAGAAGCATCGGCCAATTTGCTGGTATGAATGTTGTTATTGACTCTCAAGTTAATACAGTTGCTCCTGGTTCTTCTGGTCATCAGACCGAGTTCCGTTGCTTCTTAATTAAGTCAGGAACAATTCTTGAAGGTGAGCAATCTCCTTTAAGCATTGAATCAGATAGAAACATTCTTTCCAAGCAGGATGTTATGTCTGTTGATTATCACAGTGCTTATCACGTTATGGGAACTAAGTGGACATCTGCTACTGACAACCCAACAAACGCAGCATTAGGTAACTCTAATAACTGGGCATTAACATATGATGCAGACCTAATTCCTATGGTTGAAATCATTGTTAACTCACCACTTGATACATCTAATATTTCTTAATAGTATTAAAGTGTGGTCATCAAACCTCACCTAATATTGGTGGGGTTTTTTCTTTACGCTACAATAAAACTAAAATTACTTAAAAATCGTGGCAGCTACCATAAATGCAACTGTAAAAGGAGAAAATGCTAATAGCTATGTCACATTAGCTGAAGCTAATACTTACTTTGAGACAGTTCCAGATTCGTCTACTTGGACAAACAAGACAGACGATCAAAAGAACAGAGCACTAATATCTGCTACTAGATGGATTGATAGTTTTGTTTACTATGGTGATAGATGCGATGATGGACAGGCATTAAAGTTTCCAAGAAATAATTACCAGGTAGATGGTGTTGAGTTATCTTGTTCTATTATTCCTAATAATATTAAGTATGCCCAATATGAATTAGCTAGAGCCTTGGCAAACGATACTGGAGCTATAACAGGAACTACAGGAAAAGATGGTAATTTTTCCGAAGTAAAGTTAGGAGATATACAAGTCAAATACAATACAGATAGTCAGGGAACTGGATCTATAAATAATATTTTAGATGTTTACCCATGGTTACAAAGTTATCTTGGAGCATATATGTTAGGTGGGGCGGGAACTTTCCAACTAAGGGCGGTTAGAGGATAATGGCAGGACAACTAGATACAGCACTAAAGAATATAGCTAAACAGGTTATAGCTGATTTAGGTGATTCTTTAGATACAAGTATTGTTTACACAAGAAAAACATCTCCTGTTTATAACACTTCAACTGGTGCAATATCTACAACTGATGTCAGCTACAACATAAAAGTACCGATTGAATTTGTTAGATCATCAGAGGAGACTGGATTTCAAGAGAATGTAGCAAGGTTATATGTAACACCAGATTTGATAGGAGATAGTCAGCCTTTACTACAAGATGAAATAACTCTTACATTTTCTGGGTCTACCAGATCAGCCAAAATTACAAATGTTCTCACTGTAAAAGGTGGTCAAGAATATTTATTCCGCATTGACGTTATTTTCTAATGACTTTAGTAAACGCACGAGCAGCATTTGAAACCGCAATAAAAAATGCAGTAACAACTGCTGATAATACAGTTACAGTTATTTTTGACAATATGCCTTTTACCACGCCAGGAAAAAACAAAAAATATGTGATGGTAAGTCTTGACTTCACACAATCCACCACTCAGACTCATGGTGCTGCACAGGATTACTACGCTGGATCTATAAGATGTGGAATTATGACACCGCCTCATAAGGGAAGTGCTGTTGCATCTGCTATAGCCGAATCTGTTATTGATGGATTGACTTCAGTAAATGCACCAGGGTATTCAGATACATTTTCCGTAAGTCCAAGAGTATCAGCAATCGAAGGACCAACTTCTGTAAACGTAGAGGAAGATAGCCATTATTTAGCTGTTGTAAGCTGCGACTTCACTGCTAATGCCTAAAGATTTTAAAAAACATTTTACTAAAGACTTAGGAAAGGCGATAACTAAGGGAAGAAAAGAGGTTGCAAAAACAGTAGTACGTTCACTTACTGAAAAAGGTCCTTGGTGGACAGGAACATTTGGAGAAAACTGGATAGTTTCAAAAAGTCCTGTACAGGCAACTAAGAAAAGAAAACCAGACTTTCCATATTATTTGATTCCTGACCCGACAGCTAGGCAAATAAAAAATCCCAGAGTACCAAATGTGACGCTAAATCAGGATTTATTTGTAGGTAACAGAGCCGAATATGCTGGTTTTGCTATCAATGCACCAGGTCAAACAAGACCCGATTTAAAGGGAAATCCTGTTACTTATGCACAACATGGTACACAACACGCTTTAACTGCAATCGGACCAAATTGGTACAATATCTATACAAAAGGTGGTCTTATTAACAAAGATATAGCATTAGCGTTCAAAAAGGTTGGCTTTAAGTAATAAAGTAGTAGTATAGTAGATAAATATACTAATTTATTTTGTATGCCTACCGATAGAGCAATCGACAAGCTAAGAAAAGCATTTAGCATAAACGAAAAGAGTAGTTATCCCATTTATAAAAATGGAGAGTTAATTTTAAAAGTTTATTGGACACCCTTGACCATCGCAGATAGAGACTCCATAAATGCTACTCTAATGAGAGCTAACAAAGGACAGGAAGAGGGTAATTTAGACTTTGCACTCCAAGTAATAATTAATAAAGCTGAAGATCAAGACGGAAAAAAATTATTTGTTGAAGCAGATACGGCAAGTCTAAGAAGAGAAATACCTTTAGCTGTGCTACTGGAACTTATGACAAAAATGCAAGAGGTGGGCGAGGAGGCAACTCCTGATGCCGTAAAAAGCACAACTTGATAAGGATAATTATTTATACTTACAATTTTTTGTTGCAGAGACTTTAGGAATTACTTTAGGTCATTTACAGAAGAATATGACCATAGAGGAACTCTATGCCTGGAACGCATATTTTACTTTAAAAGGTGAAAGAGAAGAAAAAGCATACGAAGATGCAAAAAAGAAAGCTCAATATCGTAAGGTACGCTAAACTAAATGTAATGTTTTGTCGAGATTAGTGGCATCTAATTACGAAGTTAATATAAAACTGAATACTAGGACTGTTAATAAGCAGCTAAATAATCTTGAAAAGCGTATATCAAAATTAAATAAATTAGCTCAAGGTGGAAGGGCAAGTAGAACTGTACTTCGTAATGAACAGCATAAAATAAAAATGACAGGCCAGAGGCTTGGATTAGAACAAAAAATATTAAAAAGAAAACAAGATCAAGTAAAAGTAGATAAACAGGCTTTAGAAGTCGAAAAAAGAAGAATAAATTTAACAAATAAACCTCGTGGTGGAGGCGGTGGTGGAGGTAAAAGCAAAGCAGGAGGAAATCGTTTTGCTACTGCTGGACAAAGTGCAATTATTTCTGGTGCATTTCCTTTACTATTTGGGCAAGGACCATTAGTAGGTGGTGCTGGTTTTATTGGAGGTGGACTAGGATCATTAATTGGAGGGCAGATGGGAGGTTTTGCAGGAGGTTTACTTGCAACTTCTATTGCAACACCTATACAACAACTTGGTATAGAAGCAGCAAAATTAGGTCAGGCACTCGATCCAGCAACTAAAAATGTAGAGGCACTTACCGCAGCATTAGGAGTAACTGGAACTGAATTTGAAAAACAATTAGCAACACTTAAAAAATTAGGAGATGAAGAGGCAGCATTTGAGGCAGCAAGACAAAAAATGGTAACTCTAATCGGACAAAGTGGCGTAGATAACATGACTAAATTTGGCCAAGAAATGACAGAACTAGGAAATAACTTTACAAAAATAATGACATTGATGAAAAACTCAATGGCTAACTTCATACAAAATTCTGGTATTTTAAAACTTATTGCTACTACTGTTGAAAGGTCTGCTTTAATAGGTCAAGCGGAGGCTTATGGCAGCACTTTAGACACAGTAGAAGGTAGAAAATTAAATGAATTAGTAGGAAAAAGAAAAAATCTAACTAATATTTTTGGTAAAGATGCTATAGGTGATAAGGAAAGAGGTAATCTTGCGATAGACATTTTAGGTAAAGAAAAAGGATCAGGTTTGTTTGGTTTGCCAAGTCTTAAAGATGTACAAGACGCAAAAAAACTTTTAGAAGATGAAATTGTAGCGTTACAGAAAAAAATTAATTTAAAAGATAGCGAAGCCGAAGCCGAAAAGATGATTGAGGCAATACAAAAATCTAGGGTTAAAAATTTAGATAAAGAGATAGAAATGTTGGAACGTAGTTTGGGTATGACTTCTGCAGAATTTGAAATAGAGAAACAAATTGCAGAAATGAAAGAAGAAGGAGAAATAAAAGATGAAGACGAATTAAGAAGAAAATTACAAAAAATACAACTGTTAACCGAAGAAAGAAAGTTAGCGGAAGAAACAGCAGCAGCATTTGAAAGAATGTCTCAGACAATAGCAACAGACATATCACAAGGAATCCAGGGAATGATTCGTGGTACTTCCACATTGAACGATATGTTGAACAACGTATTGAACAAACTGATAGATGCAGCGTTTAACATGGCATTTTTTGGTAATCCACAGGGAACTCTAGGAGGCGGTGGATTATTTGGTTCGATATTTGGTGGATTAGGTTCAATGTTTGGTGGTGGCGGTTCGACTATGGGAGGAGGGGGATATTATGATCCAGTAACAGGTTTAGGTACAGCAGGACCTAATTTTGGTTTAGCAGATGGAGGAACAGCTAGAGCAGGAAGAACTCATTTAGTAGGAGAGCGTGGACCAGAATTATTTACTCCTGGAGTTACAGGTACAGTTACACCAAATCATGCTCTTGGTGGTACAACTAACATAGTAGTAAATGTAGATGCTTCTGGTACTTCTGTTGAAGGAGATCAAACAAATGGAGAAGAATTAGGTAGATTAATAGGAGCAGCAGTTCAAGCAGAACTAATTAAAGAAAAACGACCAGGAGGTTTATTAGGATAATGGCTACTTTTCCCTCAATCAGTCCTACTTATCAAGCTCGTAAAACTACAACACCAAAAATAAATATTGCTCAGTTCAATGATGGCTACCAACATAGAATAAAATTTGGGCTAAATACAATTCCATATGTCTGGTCACTTAATTTTGATGTTAGTGAAGCAGATTCTGATGTTATAGAGGCATTTCTTGAAGCTAGAGCAGAAGATGGTGCTTCCTTTGATTGGCAACCTCCTGGAAGTGGTGCTGCATATAAATGGATATGTCTTAGTTGGACTAAAACAATTCCTTATGTAAATAGGGCTAAGTTAAACATGACATTCCAGCAAGTATTTGAACCTTAATGACTAGCCCTGTATCAGAGTTACAAAAGATAAACCCAAGTAGTATTATTGAGCTTTTTCAACTTGAGTTAATAACTGCTATTCATGGTTCTAATACAATTTACTATTTTCATAATGGAGTAAATACTAATGAAAACCAAGATGTAATTTTTGCTGGCAATCAATATACAAGAATGCCGATAGAAGCCCGTGGTTTTGATTTTACTTCTAAAACATTACCTCGACCTCGTTTATCTGTTTCTAATATTCTAGGAACATTTACAACTTTAATACTAACTTTACCTCAAGGGTTAGAGGGAGCAAAATTTACTCGTATTAGAACTTTAAGCAGATATATTGATAATGCTAATTTTCCTGGTGGAGATATTTTACTAGAAAATGGTAGTTTTTTATTACAGGAGAATGGTAGTCAAATAGACATGGAAACTGGTATAAATCCATTCGGTACACCTGATCCTACCGCTACATTTGCAACTCAAATATTTTTCATAGATAGAAAAGTTGCAGAAAACAGAAATGGAATAGAATTTGAACTAAGTGCTAAGATGGATTTAGACGGAGTACGTTTACCAAAACGTCAGGTTCTACCTCAAGATTTTCCTGGTGTTGGATCGTTTTTTGCATGACTTGGCAAGATAAAGCATTAGAACACGCAATACAAGAACAACCAAGAGAATCTTGTGGTCTTTTAGTTATTAAAAAAGGAAAAGAAGTTTACTTCCCCTGTAAAAATTTAGCGTTTGATCCGTCAGATCAATTTATTATTGATGCTGATGATTGGGTAAGAATTGAAGATAATGAAGGAGAGATAGTTGGTGTTGTTCATAGTCATCCAGTTACAAGTGCAAAACCAAGTGAAGCAGATAGAGTTGCCTGTGAAAAGTCAGATTTAAAATGGTGGATAGTTCAGCCACAGCTAAAAGATTGGCAGTATTGCGAACCATGTGGTTATAAAGCACCTTTAATTGGCAGAAAATGGGTTTGGGGTGTTACTGATTGTTGGAGTTTATGTAGAGATTGGTATAAAGAAGAGTTAGGGATAGAACTTATTGATTGGATTAGACCAAATAATCCAGAGGATTTTATAAAGAACCCAATGTTTGTTGATTGTTTTGCAAAAACAGGATTTAGAGAGTTACACCCAGAAGAAGATTTAGAATATGGAGATTTATTATTAATGTCAGTAAGCAGTAGCGGATTAAACCATATTGGTGTTTACTTAGGACAGCAAACAGTTTTGCATCATTTACAAAATAGATTATCAAGTCGTGATCTATTAGATGAATGGTTGTTAAAATGTACAGGTAAGAGGATTCGTTATGTTAAGAAAAATTAAACTATACGGAGAACTTGCTAAGTTTTTAGGTCAGAAAACTTTTGAAGCTGAAGTACATAGTGCTGCACAGGCAATAAGATTTTTAGTTGTTAATTTTCCACAATTAGAAGCACATATGGGAGATAGATATTACAAGGTATTAGTTGGTGACTGGCAAATAAAAGAAGAAGAAATACATTACCCAAATGGACAAGAGGAAATAAAAATTATTCCTATTGTCGGAGGAGAGGGAGGTAGAGGTATGCGTCAATTTTTATTAGGTGCAGCATTTATTGGTATAGGTATTGCATCTGGTGGGGCTACTTTTGCAGGTGGTACTTTTACTGGAGTAGGTTTTTTAGGAGGTACAACAGCAATTATTGGAAATATCGGTATTGCTTTGGCATTAACGGGTTTGTCTCAAATGCTTACACCCGTACCACCTGTAGAAGAGCGAGAGCAAGATCCTAGATTATCATTTAATTTTAGTGGAATACAAAATACATCAAGGGCTGGTGTTCCTGTGCCTGTAATTTATGGAGAAATTATGGTTGGATCTGTTGTTATATCAGCAAATATTGAGAACGAACAGGTAGAAGTATGAAGATTATAGGTTCTGGTGGTGGAGGAAAAGGTGGCGGTGGTGGTGGTGGTACTCCACATGAAGAAAAAGATAACCTTGATTCAAAATCTTTTGCTAGGATTCTTGATCTTATAGGAGAAGGTGAAATAAGTGGTTTAGTTGACGGTGCTAAATCTATATTTTTTAACAACACACCATTACAAGCTGCTGATGGTAGTTTTAATTTCAAAGATGTCTCATTTGAGACAAGAACTGGAACGTCTAGTCAGACTGTAATACCAGTAACAAGAAATGTTGCTACAACAAAAACAGTAGCTAGTGCTGGAACATCCATTCCTGCTGGTACTGCTGGTAGAGTTATACAAATTACAGACTCAGATGTTGATGCGGTTTCTCTTCAAATAACTGTTCCTGCTCTTCAACAATTTAGTGACGAAGGAGATATTTTTGGCACTTCTGTAGAATTAGCAATTCTTGTTCAATATAGTGGTGGTGGTTATCAGACTGTTTTATCTGGCGGTTCGGCAAAAATTGCTGGTAGAACACCTGATCCATATGTAAGAGATTATCTTGTAAATCTTAATGGTGCTTTTCCTGTAAATATAAAGGTACAAAGAATTACAGCAGACAGTACATCATCAAAATTACAAAATGAAATTCAATTTAATACATATGTTGAAATTAAATATGACAAAAGAAGTTACCCAAACAGTGCATTAATTGGATTGAAAGTAGATGCAGAACAATTCTCATCAATTCCATCTCGAAAATATTTAGTAAAAGGCATCAAAGTAAAAATTCCACATAATGCAACAGTTAATGCTGATGGCAGCTTGTCTTATACAGGAACATTTAATGGAACACTAGGTGCAGCACAATATACAAACGATCCAGCTTGGTGTTTATATGATCTTCTTACATCGTCTAGGTATGGACTAGGTGCTCATGTTATTGAAACTGAAATAGATAAATTTAGTTTTTATGCAGCTTCAGTTTATTGTTCACAACAAGTTGATGATGGCACAGGAACAGGTGCTACTGAGCCACGTTTTTCTTGTAATGTAAATATAAATAATCAACAAGAAGCATATAACGTGATAAATCAGATGTGTTCTGTGTTTAGAGCCATGCCGTACTATGAAGCTGGTAATTTAACGATTACACAAGATGCTCCAAAAGATGCTAGTTATCTATTTACACTAGCTAATGTCTTAGAGCCTGGATTTACTTATTCAAATACAAGTCAAAGACAAAGACCTACAGTAGTAGTTGCAAAATATTTGGATTTAGAATTAAGAGATATAAACTATGTTGAAGAGATTGATACTGCAAACCAAGCAAGGTATGGATCAGTTGTTAAAAATATTGATGCGTTTGCTTGTACATCAAGAGGTCAGGCTGCACGTTTAGCAAAATGGTTACTCTATATGAGCAATGTAGAGCGTGAGGTTGTTTCATTTACCACTTCTATAGATGCTGGTGCTGTCGTAAGGCCAGGCCAAATTATTGAAATAGCTGATCCTGTTCGTAGCGGAGAAAGAAGAGGTGGTCGTATTGTTTCTGCAACAACTAATTCTGTAACTGTGGATGATGCCACTGGATTAAGTATTCAAGGTGCATCAACATTAAGTGCTGTTTTACCTGATGGGACAGTAGAACAAGTTACAGTCTCAGGTATTACTAATACTGTTTTTAGTCTTGGTCAGCACTTTTCTGTTGCACCAAATCCTAATAGTGTTTGGATATTTGAAACGAGTACTATTCTTACAACAACTTGGAGAGTATTAGAAGTTAAAGAGCAAGATAGAACTAATTATGCTATTACTGCTAGTGAATATAATTCTGGTAAATACAATCATATTGAAAATGGTATAGCGTTACCAGTAAGAGATGTAACTAATTTAGACATTCCACCAGCCGCACCATCAAATGTCAGTGCAACAGAAGTTATTTATGAAAACACTGGAATAGCAAGAGTAAAGATTGTTGTTAGTTGGACTAGCACTTCAGATACACATTACATACGTTATAGACTACAGAATGGAAACTTTGTATCAAGAACTGTAGATAATTCAAAAAGTTATGAAATTTTAGATACTATTGCTGGTAATTATCAGATTGAAGTTTATAGCGTAAGTTCTTCTGGTCTACGATCTACAACTTTTAACACACCTCAGAGTCCGTTTTTTGTGGCAAAAGGTAAAACTGATCCTCCATCTAATGTTAGTGGGGTTAGTTTATTACCGATTGACGAGACAAGTGCGATATTAAGTTGGAATCGTGCTACAGAACTTGATGTGTTGTTAGGTGGTAAAACTCTAATCAGGCACTCTAGCAAGACAACAGGTGCTCAATGGAAGGATGGACAGAACATAGTTGTTGCTGCTGCTGGAAACCAAACACAGAAGATTGTGCCTTTATTGGCAGGAACTTATTTAATTAAATTTGAAGATGATGGTGGGCGAGAAAGTCCATCACCAGGCTCACAGGATTCTGCTTGGAATAATACCAGAGTTACTACCAATTTACCTGCACCATCTGAAAGATTGTTAGTAGGAAACGTAGATGAACATACACCAAACTTTACTGGTTCAAAGACAAATACAGTTTATGATTCTTCTTTAGATGCCTTAAAACTTGCGATAACTAATAATGCGGTATCTACTACTGGAGAGTATGTTTTTGCTAACTCTGTAGATTTAACGCAGCCATATGACGTAAACCTAAGAAAAGTTCTTGAAGCGTCTAGTTTTAACTTAAATAATTTATGGGATGATAGAGTCGATCTAATTGATAGTTGGGGATATATAGATCAAGTTGGTGGACTAACTGAAGCTACTAAGTGTAATGCTGCTGTTTATGTAAGATCAACAAATGATGATCCATCAGGATCACCAACATGGAGTGCTTATAAAGAGTTTAGTAATGTTCTAATTACAGGTAGGGCATTTCAATTTAAAGCAATATTAACAAGTAATGACACTAACCAAAATATAGCTGTCACTAAATTAGGTGCTAAATTAGAATTACAGGGAAGAACAGAATCTATCTCGACTCCAGTTACTACTGGATCATCTCAATATTCTGTTTCTTTTACAAACGCATTTAAGCAAACACCAACTGTAGTAGTGACTCCAACCAATCAACAATCTGGGGATTTCCATGAACTTGCTAATATAAGTAGGACAGGTTTCCAAGTCACTTTTAAAAATGGAAGTTCAGCAGTTGCAAGATCATTTGTATGGGCAGCATCAGGTTTTGGTAAGGAGGTCACATAATGAGTAATACGTCAGATTATAATTTAGCTAACCAAGTGGGTTCCTCTTTTAGAGCCGAACTTAATACTGTATTAGGGGATGTTCAGTCTTTAAATAGTGGATCGTCAGATCCTACAACTACTGTTGCTTACAAGATATGGGTAGATACTTCAACAAACTTATTGAAAATTAGGAATAGTTCAAATAATGGCTGGTTGGTTTTAGGAAGTCTGACAGATGCAGCACATACTAATAACTTTGGATTAGCAACAAAAGCTGATCCAGATTTTACAGGTACAGTAGATTCTGCTGGTGATATTGTGATGGGTGGTACAGGAGCATTAAAATTACCAAGTGGTACAACCGCCCAAAGACCAACAGCAGCTACAGGTCAGATAAGATTTAACAATACTACGACAGAATTTGAAGGATATAACGGATCAGCTTGGGGTGGTTTAGCTTCTGGAGTGCCTGTAGGTACAATCCTTGCTCATGCAGCCAATACACCTCCATCAGGATTTTTAGAATGTAATGGATCGAATATTAGTAGGTCAACTTATGCAACATTATTTTCCACTATCTCTACAACATTTGGTGTAGGAGATGGATCATCAACTTTTGCTTTACCTGATCTAAGAGGACAATTTATTAGAGGTTGGGCTAATACTGGTAGTACTGATGCAAGTAGAGTTTTTGGTTCGACACAAACAGATCAAAACAAGAACCATACTCATACAACAGATTCAACAACTTTAACTGGTGGTATCAGAAAAATATCAGAAGGTTTTTTAGCTGGAGGAAGTGCAACTGGTGTATTTACAAAAACAAGTGATGGCAACAACTCTATTACAGGTAGTTCTTCAACTAGCCCTGTAGGTGGTGTAGATTTTGATGGTACTCACACTCATACAATATCAAGTAGTGGTGGTGGAACTGAGGCACGACCTACAAACCTTGCTTTAATGTACATAATCAAGTTTTAATTATGACAAATAAAAAGATAACCGAATTTACAGAGCTTACCGCACCAGCGAGCACTGATGTTCTACCGATTATTGATGCAAGTGATACAAGTAACAAGAAGATAAGTTATGCAAATTTATTAAGTAAAGCTCCAGACGGATCTACTTCTGCTCCTGCATTTAGTTTTAATTCTGACCCAAATACAGGAATAAGTGGAGGATCAGATACTTTAACCTTCAGTACAGGTGGAACTGGCAGAATGTCTATCAGTTCTGCTGGTCTTGTAAATATCGTAGGAGATTTAACTGTTGGTGGAACGACTACCACAATAAATACAACCACACTTGATGTTGAAGATAAAAATATTACTCTTGGAAAAGTATCAACTCCAACTGATACGACTGCTGATGGCGGTGGTTTAACTCTTAAAGGTGCATCTGATAAAACATTTAATTGGGTAAATGCAACAGATTCATGGACAAGTAGTGAACATTTATCTGTTTCTGGTCAAAAAGAAGTTAGATATTTAGATGCTGATTCATCTCATTATATTGGTTTTAAATCTCCAGCAACAGTTTCATCAAATGTAGTTTGGACATTACCTTCTGCTGATTCTTCTGTAAGTGGATATGTTTTATCAAGTAATGCTTCTGGAGTTCTTAGCTGGGTAGCTCCAGGTCAAAATGCAGATCCTAACTTTACTGGTACGTTAACTCTTACCGATGATGGGAATATTAGAGGATTTGCTTCTACTCAGGCTACATATACTGGATCTGTCAAAACTTTTACTGTTACTGTCGCAACTAAGACCGCAGCACATAGATATAACGGAAGTGGCTCTAGTAATGGATATGTAATAGATGGTAAAGAAGCACCATTTTTAACTCTTACACCTGGTCGTACTTATAAATTTGATCAGTCACATTCAAGTAATACTGGTCATCCTTTACGTTTTTATCTTGAAGCAAATAAAACTACAGCTTATACAACAAACGTAACTGTAAATGGCACAGCAGGTCAAAGTGGTGCATATGTGCAGATTGTCATAGGAGATACTACTCCGATGGTTATTCATTATCAATGTTCATCTCATGCGTTGATGGGTAATGCGATCCAAACAAACTCTGCAACAGCTACAGGAACTTTATTGTCTAGCCTAAGTGTTAGTGGAAATATGGATGTTACTGGCACATTTACTGTCAGCGATAATATCTTGATGACAGGAACAGGAGCTATTGATGTTGCTTCTGGAACTACAGCACAAAGACCAGGCTCTCCTTCCGCTGGTATGTTCAGATTTAATAGTCAGACATCCGAGTTTGAAGGATACGATGGTAGTGCTTGGGGAGAGATCGGTGGATCAGCAGCTACAGGAACAGCAGATTTATTAGACATTGCATCATCTTCTGGAACGGGCGGTGGATCGGCTACATTTAATGGATCTGCTTACAGATTTAAGCTAGTCACAAAAGGTACAAGTACAGCAGTAACACCAGTTAATGCTGAGATATTAAGAGTATCTATCAATGGTGTTATGCAACAGCCTAATGATGGATCTGGACAAGGGGATATGACAGATGGATATGTTGTAAGCGGTACTGATATTATCTTTGATTCTGCTCCTCCTAGTGGATCTACATATTTCATCATTAATATGGGAACTCAAATTGCCGTTGGCAATGCAACTACTTCTACGATTGCTGATGAGAGTTCTGATACTACTTGTTTTCCTCTGTTTACTACCGCAGCTACAGGAGATTTAGGGTTAAAATCAGGATCAAATCTCACATTTAACTCTTCTACAGGATTATTAACAGCAACTACATTTAGTGGGTCAGGTGCAAGTTTAACTAATTTACCTTCTTCTGCACTTACTGGAGCGTTGCCAGCTATTGATGGGTCAGCATTAACTGGAGTCTCATCACAAAAAGCTGATGGTTGCGTTACAGAAAACTCGTTAACAATTTCAAATAATTATACTATGACCACAAACAAGTCAGGTATAAGTGCAGGGGATATAATAGTAGCAAGTGGAGTAACAGTTACCATTCCGTCAGGTTCACGTTATGTTATTGTCTAGGAGGTAAAATTATGCCAATAGTATTAAACGGATCAGGAACAGTAACAGGAATATCGGCAGGAGGATTGCCTGACGGCTGTATAACTGCTGATGAATTAGCTACTGGAGTTGGCGGTAAAGTTCTTCAAGTTAAACAAACAGTTAAAACAAATAGAACAACTATACAATCGACAAGTTTAGTTGATATTGCAGGTATGAGTGTTACTATCACACCTAGCTCAACCTCTAGTAAAATTTTAGTTAATTACTCTCTGATGGTTTTTTCTAATGCTATTTATTATACTATGCGTTTACTCAGAGATAGTGATAGCACAATTTTTATTGGAGATACAAACTCATATAATACGAGTCAAACTAGAGGTTCTTTCGGAAGCTATCAGTCATCTTATGTAACCGCAGAAACAGTAGTTCAAAGTTTTTTAGATTCACCAAACACAACATCTGCAACAACTTATAAATTACAAGCAGGATCTCCTTATTCTTCTTCTTATGTTGTTGGAATTAATGCTTCTGTTGCATCTGAAAATGGAACTTACATGACCGCTGGAGTTTCATCAATAACAGCGACAGAGGTGGCAGTATGAGTCAGATTAAATTATTACATAGCGGTGGAAATGGAGTTATATTAGCTGCACCAACTTCTAATCCAGCAGCAGACAGAACACTTAGATTACCTGGTGATGCCGATGGAACGATAGCTACAACTGCAAATGCAGGTAAAATTTTGCAAGTTGTATCTACTACAAAAACAGATTCTTTTAGTTCATCTTCAACCAGTTATACTGATGTAACTGGTTTTTCTGCAACAATAACCCCTTCTTCTTCATCTAATAAAGTTTATGTAATGGTTCATGTAAATTCAAGTGCAGATATTAGATATGCTGCCTTTAGACTTGTAAGAGGTTCAACAAATATAGCTGTAGGAACAGATACTACAGGAGCACAAGAGGCTGTGACATTCACAACAGGGACAAATAACGCAATTACTTATGATAATCTTATTTTAAGAAATCAATCTATGGCAATAAATGATAGTCCTTCGACCACAAGTGCAACAACTTATAAACTACAAGGAAGAGTAACTTATGGAACTGGTAATTTTTATGTTAATAGAATCCCTTATACTGATACTACTTCAACTTACGTTATGCGAGCCGCAAGCACTATAACTTTATATGAGGTAGCAGCATGAGTAGGTTAATAACAAACGCAATACGATCCACTTCTGCGTCAGCAGATGCAATAACAATGGATGGATCAGGTAATGTTACTTTTCCAGCTAATGCAACTTGTTCTGGTACGGCTACAGGTTTCGGAGGTGGTAAGATTCTTCAAGTAATCTCAGATACTAAAACAGATACTCAATCATTTCAATCACAAAGTTTTTCAACTATATCAGGATTATCTGTATCAATTACTCCAAGTTCTACATCAAATAAAGTACTTGTACATTATTCAATTTCAGTTAGTTGTAATAATTATGGAATGTTTAACTTGAGAAGGGCTGGATCTGAAATTTTAAGAGGTGATGCTGATGGCAATAGAACACGATGTACTTTTGAGAGTGGAGTTATGAATCAATATGAAATGCAAATATGTAGTGGAACTTTTTTAGATTCTCCCTCATCAACAAGTGCTTTAACCTATGATATCCAATGTGCAACTCCCGATAGTTCAAGTTCAGAACTATTTATAAATAGATATAAAACTGATAATAATTCAAGTTATGTAGGTAGAGCGACATCTACAATAACTGTAATGGAGGTAGCAGCATAATGGGATTAACTAAAGCACAAGCCAATGGATTAGCTAATACTTCTGTTAGTGCAGGAAGTTATGGATCTGCTACTGCAATACCAGCTATTACAGTTGATGCCCAGGGAAGAATAACGGCTGCATCTACAAATGCAATATCTGCTGGTGGTGAGACAGATTCCATATTTCAAAACCCAATAGCAGCAGCAGGAAATATTACAGTTGGTACTAACAAAAATGGTATGGTAGCTGGCCCTTTTTCAATGGGGTCTTATACTTTAACTATACCCTCTGGATCGGTGTTTACAGTAGTCTAATGCCAGTATCAATCAACGGAAATACAGGAGTAATAACAGGAGTTGCAGTAGGTGGGTTGCCTGACGGGATAGTAGATGCAGATATGCTTGCAAGTGGTGTTGGAGGTAAACTTCTTCAAGTTTTGCAGACAGTAAAAACTGATGTTTTTTCTACAACTAGCAATAGTTATGTATTAGTTACAGGTTTAACTCAAGCAATTACAGCAGCTTCAACAAGCAATAAAATTTTAATAAACGT